TGGCGGCCGGATCAGCAATGTCGCTTTCGACCCGATCATGCGGGTTCGCGTGTTCTGCGACCTTGGCGGCACTGGCCTCAAGGCAGACGCTTTCACGATGTGGCCGGCGCAGTTCATCGGGCGTGAAATCAGGACGCGCGACTACTACGAGGTCCAGAGCCAACCGCTTTCGGCTCACATCGCGTGGCTGAAGTCGAAGGGCTACACGTCAGACCGAGCGGATATCTATCTGCCCCATGACGGCGAGACAAATGATCGAGTGATCGATGTGTCATTTGAGAGCGGGTTCAAGGACGCCGGCTATACGGTTGTCGTGATCCCCAACCAGGGCAAGGGCGCGGCTCGTATGCGGATCGAGGCAGGGCATCGCATGTTCCCGAGCATCTGGTTCGATAAGCCTACGACGGAGGACGGGCGCGCCGCGCTTGGTGCCTACCACGAACGCAAAGACGAGGCACGGTCGATTGGGCTTGGACCTGAGCACGACTGGGCATCACACGGCGCCGACGCGTTCGGGCTGATGTGCGTCGCTTACGAAGAACCGCACGAGAAACGCAAGCCAGCGGCGCGAGCCCACGGCGGAGCAATGGGATGGGCGGGGTGAGATGCAGAGCAACCGCAAGAAGATCGGCAGTCTCATCACCGAAACCTACTACCTCGACAGCGGGCGGATTGGCTTCGTGAAACTCGCGAGGAACTATGGCACCGGAAGCGGGGAACAGGGCGTCCAACTGGACCGCGACGAGATCAAGGACACACTGACGTTCCTGCGAGAGCTGAACGAGATCATGGAATCTAGGTCCAATGGCTGACGACGACCTGCTCAAAGACGGCAAGGCCAAGTTCTCGCTTGCGTCCGATGGGGAAGCCGACAACCGCACGGCCTACGAGGACGACATCCGCTTCGCCCGTCACGAGGAACAGTGGCCTAGCGACATTCGCAAGCAGCGCGAGCTAGAGGGTCGTCCCGTTCTCACCATTTCCAAGCTCAACGCCTTCTCGCGCCAGGTCGTCAACGACGCCCGGCAGAACAAGCCATCGATCAAGGTCCATCCGGCCGACAGTGGCGCTGATCCTGAGACGGCGGAAGTTATCAACGGGCTGATCCGCAACATCGAATACACGTCCAACGCCGACGTTGCCTATGACACGGCTGTTGATTGCGCCGTCAATGGCGGCTGGGGTTACATTCGCGTCGGGCTCGATTACGCCTATCACGACAGCTTCGACATGGAGCTCAGCATCCAGCGTGTCGCCAACCCGCTGTCGGTCTACGGAGATCCCAACAGCACCGCGGCGGACTCCTCCGACTGGATGGATGCCTTCGTTGTCGATCGGCTGACCAGGGATCAGTTCCAGGCCCGCTACGGCAAGACCAAAACGATATCCGACTGGGACGATACGTCGTGGTGGGATGAGAGCTGGCGCGACGGCAATGACGCCCTCGTGGCCGAATGGTGGAACCGCGTAGAGACTGATGTCAAGGTCGCGCAGTTCATCGATAAGCGCGATGGGAAGGCCTACACCTACAGCGAAAAGCAGATCGCGGAAGATCCGGACGTTCAGGCATTGCTTGGCGCCGGGTTGCTCGAGTTCAAGCGCGAGCGCACGGGCAAGACTTACAAGGTCACGCAGCGCTTCATGTCGGGCGCCGAGGTGCTGGACGAAACGGAGTGGGCGGGCTGCTACATTCCCATTATCCCGGTCTATGGGGACGAATACAACATCAAGGGCAAGCGCCATTTCCGCTCGCTGATCCATTCCGCCAAGGACGCTCAGAGGCAATTCAACTACTGGCGCTCGACGGCGACAGAATTGGTCGCCCTGGCTCCGAAATCACCCTTCATCGGCCCGGAAGGCTTTGCCGACAACGACCCCAACTGGCAGACGGCGAACCGGATCAGCCATCCCTATCTCGAATACAAGGGCGGCATTCCTCCCCAGAGGCAGCCGCTCGACAGCGGCCCCGCAGCCGGCGCCTTGCAAGAGGCCCTGAACGCCTCCGACGACATGAAGGCGGTTATCGGGCTCTACGACGCCTCGCTCGGCGCCCGGTCCAACGAAACCTCGGGCAAGGCCATCATGGCCCGCCAGCGTGAAGGCGACGTTTCGACGTTCCACTTCATCGACAACATGTCCCGCGCCATCAGGCACACGGGCCGGATCCTGATCGACCTCATCCCGCATGTCTATACCGGGGAACGCATGATCCGGGTCATGGGTGAGGACGGTTCGCCCAAGAACGTCCCGCTCGGCAAGCAGTATCCCAAGGTGGATGAGAAGACCGGCCAGCCCGAAGTCGATGAGATGGGTCAAACCGTCATGGCGATGCACGACTTCAGCGCCGGCAAGTACGATCTGACGGTGACCACCGGCCCGAGCTTCACCAGCCGCCGCGAGGAGGCCGCCTACCAGATGACTGAGATGATGCGGGCCCTGCCGGCGTCCGCTCCGATCCTCGGCAAGCACCTTGCCAAGAACCTCGATCGCGGAAGAGTTGGAAGCCGCGGCGAGTGGGCAGTTGCCGCCTGAAGTGCAGCAGATGGTCGAAAAGGGCAAGGAAGAGATCGCCCGCCTCACTGAGGAAAACAACCAGCTCAAGAACGACCGTTCACTCGATGAGGCCGAGCTGATGCAGAAGCAACAGCAGGCTCAGGTCGAGGCCAACAACAAGATCAAGATCGCCATGATCGACATCGAGGCGGAGAAGCAAATTGCCTTCGCCAAGATCGAGGCACAGAAAGAAATCGACGCCTACAAGGCCCGGCTCACAGCCCAGGTTCAGGCGTCCAGACCGCAACCGGCTCAAGCCGCATAGGAGACATCATGGCAAACGCCGTCGAATTGGCACCGTGCGGACGATCTGCAAGCGCCACATTTACACCCGCTGCCGCATCTCACACCGCTGGTGACAGCGTCGGCGTGGCGGCAGAATTTGCGCTCAACGCCCCGTCGGCCGGCCGCATCAAGATCACGGCGGCAACGCTCCAGATCAACGGGGCCACGATCGAGACCACAGCTTGGCGACTGCACCTCTACAGCTCGGCGCCGACGGTCGCTTATGCCGACGATGCCGCGTGGGACATCACGCTCGGCGACCTCACCATCTACCTCGGCTACGTTGATCTGTCCCAAGTGCTCGACTTCGGGACCACGCTCTACATCGACATGCCGAACCTCAACAAACAGGTCAAGCTGACGGGAACCAGCCTTTGGGGCATTCTCGTCAACGGCACGACCCTGACCCCGCAGGCAGTGGCGCACATCGTCACGCTGCACGCGACCACTCTCTAACCCAACCGCACCAACCCCTGAGGAGTGCAACGTCTATGGAAGGCGAACAGCCGACTATTGCCGCCGATGTAGAACAGGCCTCGCCTGCAATCGAAACCCCGGCAACTGAGCAGACCGTAACCGACGAACCCGAACGCATTCCGAGCCCTGAAGAGGCACTCTCGGCAGAGCAGGCGGCTGAAGCGGCGCAGGTCGAGGATGACAGTGTCGAAATCGAATGGGACGATGGGAACAAGTATCGCATCCCCAAAGCCCTCGAACCCGGCATTCTCAAGAACAAGGACTATACCCAGAAGACACAAGCCGTGTCCGCCAAAGAGAAGACGCTCGAGGCCCGAGAGGCGCAGATCGAGGAACGTTTTCAGGCGACGGACGAGGAAGTGAACCTCCGCCTCCAGTCCAAATACGTGGACTCGGAGATCCAGCGGTTCAAGGACTACGACTTCGCTGCGTTCCAGCAGCACCAAATGGTGGACCCGCTCGGCGCTCAGGAGGCATGGGCTTACGCCCAGAGCCTCCACCAGCAAAAAGCCGGTATTGCCGAACAACTGAAGACAGCCGAGTCGAAGCGTACTGAGACAGCGCAGCAATCCTTTGCCAAGCGCGTGCAGGACACTCTCGCAGAGGCCACCAAGATTATCCCAGGCACGTCTCCCGAGACTGTAGGCAAGACGATAGCGGAATTGGCCGACTGGGCGCACTCGCGGGGCATCCCCGAGCAAACGCTGAAGGCCAATTGGAGCCCTGTGCTCCTCGAGCTCCTCTATCACGCCAAGATCGGGCACGGCCTGCTGACCAAGCAAGCAACAGCGCCCAAGCCTGCCCAGACCGTCGTTCCACAACCGCTCAAAACGGTTGGCGGCGGCAAGCCCGCTACGACGAGCGGTGACCTCGCGTCCCTCGACATGGAAGCCTACGTCGCCGCCCGTAAGAAGGGCGTCGGGGGCAAGCCGCTGCGCTAACCCAACCCGCTTTCGCGTCGTGACGACGCCAAGGCCCAGAGCCCTACGGGGCCAGAAGGACCACTACAATGAGCAACACTACGCTTACCGCGGATATCATCGCCAAGGAGGCGGTGGCTATCCTCGACAACGAACTGGTCATGGCGAACCTCGTTCACCGTGGCTACGAGGAAGAGTTCACCAAGAAGGTCAACGGCTACACGGTTGGTGAGACCGTCTCTATCCGCCGGCCGACTGACTTCACTGTCCGCGACGGCCCGACTGCCGCGGTGCAGGATGTCGTGGAAGGCAAGACGGTCTTCACCGTCGACAAGCAGAAGGGCATCGACTTCAAGTTCTCGTCCGCTGACCTGACCTTGCAGATCGGTGAGCTTTCCGATCGCGTCATCAAGCCGGCGATGGTGCAGCTCGCCAACCAGATCGATACCGACGTGATGGCGCTCTATAAGGGCGTCCCCAACCACGTCACCATCCCCTCTGGCGGCATCAACTCTTTCGATGACTTTGGCCTTGCCGCCAAGCGCATGGACCTCTGCGGCGTTCCGTCTTCGGATCGTTCGGCGGTTCTCTCTCCGACCGATGCGTGGGCCATGCTTGGCTCGCAGACGGCTCTCTACATGCAGGACGTTGCCAAGGGCGCGTTCCGCGAGGCCAACATCGGACGCATCGGCGGCATCGACACCTATCAGTCGAACAATGTGCCGAACCACACGACCGGCGCACGCACTGGCACGGACCTCACCGACTTCAACGCCCAGACCTACCTCCTCGGTCATACCTGGGCGCTGACCAAGGACTCCAGCGCGGTCACCATC